AATGGCGCATTTTTTATAGATGCATCAGGAAAACCTACTTTCAGCAATAACATTGTTGCAGGTCAAACTACATCAGTAAACTACAACAACGGTTCAAATGAAATTGAAGCGTTCATAATCAACAACCCGTTTCAGCAATATGAAATTAAAGCGGATGCAGCTGTTGCACAAACCCTAATGGGTGGAGCAAACAACTTCAACGTAAATAATTACACTGCAACTGATAACAAAAGTGGTCAATCAATTACTACTTTAGATATTGGTTCAGCTGCTACAACGGGAATGTTTAAACTAGTTGCTTACGGCAACGATCCAGAAAATGAAGATTTCACTGTTGCAGGTGGAAACGTTATTGTTGCGATCGCTGGTGGCGCTGGTTTATACGCATAATCTAAATAGGAGTATATAAATTATGGCAATATCACGAGCACAACTAGTTAAAGAACTAGAGCCAGGTCTAAATGCACTATTTGGACTTGAGTACAAAAACTATGCTAACGAGCATGCTGAAATTTTTGATACAGAAACATCTGACAGAGCTTTTGAAGAAGAAGTAATGTTAAGTGGTTTCGCAAATGCAGCAGTAAAACCTGAAGGTCAAGGTGTTACTTTTGACGATGCACAAGAAACTTTCACAGCACGTTACACTAACGAAACAATCGCATTAGCGTTTGCAATCACAGAAGAAGCTATCGAAGATAACTTGTATGACAGACTTGCGTCTAGATATACAAAAGCGTTAGCAAGATCTATGGCACTATGGCAAACACTAAACAAGTTAAAGCGGCAGCTGTAATCAATAATGGTTACGCAGCAGGCTTTGCTGGTGGCGATGGTCAACCGTTGTTTAGTATAGCACACCCAACTATGGCTGGAACTTTCAGCAATAGATTAACTACTGCGTCTCAACTTAATGAGACTTCATTAGAAGCAGCTTTGATTCAAATCGCAGCTATGACTGATGAAAGAGGCTTATTGATTGCAGCACAAGGAATGAAATTAGTAATTCCACCTGCTCTTCAATTTGTAGCAGACAGATTAATGTCTTCTCAAGGTAGAACGGGCACAGCTGACAACGACATCAATGCTGTTAGAAATATGGGAATGGTTCCGCAAGGATACGCTATTAACCACTATTTCACTAACGCAAATAGATGGATGATTAAAACAGATGTACCTAACGGTCTGAAACATTTCGTAAGATCACCAATCAAAACTTCAATGGAAGGTGATTTTGATACTGGCAATGTAAGATACAAAGCTAGAGAGAGATATGTTTTTGGATTCTCTGATCCAAGAGGAGCGTTCGGTTCAGGTAACGTTTAATAAATAATTTAAAAGAGGCCGCCTAAAAACGGCCTCTTTTTTACATATAAAGGTGTGTAAATGAAAAAAACTCTCATAAATATCTGGGCTTATAGCCATCACGCAAAGTTTGAAATAGAACATGAATTTGATACAGCGGAATCTGTTGAAAATGCAATACTTGACAAACTAGGAGAAAAAAGTATAAAATGGGAGTATCTCGGAAATAATTACTCAACCGAGATAAATCGAATAACTTATGAGGAGGTTATTGATGATACAAGACCTATACAAAGCAAAAAGGTCCTTGGAGTTGAAGTGGGAACAGGAGCATATTGACAATGGTAAATATACTCTTGAAATGGTCAGAATTGATGACAAAGTTAAAGAAGTCATTACAAAGATCAAGCTGGAAGAAGCAGCTATTGCCCACAGACAGAATACTGTCGAAGGTTCTGCTCCACAAGTTTCTGTAGCTACTTAATCAAAAGCTACATTGCTAATTAGCATTTTTACTGTAGGCTCTCTTGCACTCTATTAAAAAGTAGTGTATAAAAAACACACTATATATTTAACAATGATGAATGCTGACGCATATAGTCGACAACCCTAGGGACAGTATTCAGATATCTAGGAGGATATTAACATGGCAACAACTACTTTTTCGGGACCTATTAAAGCGGGAACGATTTCAAACACAACAGGAACAACACTTGGCGATGATATAAAAAACACTGGTCAAGTTGTTATGTCTCAATCAATTATGATTGATGCAGCAGTAGCAGCTGGAACAACTACTTACAACGTAGGTGTAATACCAAAAAACTCACAACTACTTACAACTACAATTAGAGTTGCAATAGCAAGTGACCAAGGTACTTCAGCAACTGTTTCAGTTGGAAAAACAGGATCAGCTGCATTCTTTATAGCTAATACTAACATCAAAGCTCAAGGAGAAACTTCTTCTATAGCTAACGGCGCTTTAGATGAAGCTGATAGATTTGATGCTGATACACAAATTACAGCGACTCTTATAGCTGCAGGAACTACTGCAACTACAGGTCAAGTAAGTGTTACGTTCACGTATGTTCAAGCTAACAACTTATCAGACGCAACAGCAGTATAATAATTAATTAAGTGTGGGCTTCGGCCCACACAATAATTTAACAGGAGAAAAAATGGCATCATACTCAAGTGATCAATTAGTAGCCCACGCTACAGCAGATGGACAAATGGTTCCTACAGGACAAAGAGCTAGAATAACAGGCATTCAAGCAGAAGGTGCAGCAAGTTCTAGTATAATTTTTAAATCTGGTGGAGCAGCTGGAACTACAATCGCTACATTTAAATTCGGAGATGAAGGAATAGATTTTTATGTTCCTGGTTCTGGAATTTTATTTGAAGATGGAGTTTATTTAGATTTAACTGCAACACCTGGTGTTACGATAACATTTACGTAGGAATAAATTGTGGCTACAATAACTTATACAGTAACCGTAGCAACGGGTACTACTCAATATGGTACCGGTAATAAATATTATATTAACGGAGAGTTAGCCCCTGTTCTATATTTACAAGAAGGTAATACATATATCTTTGATCAATCAGATACTACTAATGCTACACACACTATAGCATTTTCTACAAATGCTAATAATAGTCCAGCAGCACCTTACACTACAGGTGTAACTACAACTGGAGTACCTGGAAATGCAGGAGCAAATACTACAATTAATGTAGCACCGGTTAGAACAACAGGCGCTCCGTTATTATTTTATTACTGTACTGCACACACAGGTATGGGTAATACTGCACAAACTATTTCACCAACTTCTGAAACTACAGAATTCAATCCTCAAATTGACGAAGTAATAGAAGAAGCTTTTGAAAGAACAGGTGTAAAAGGGACTAGAACAGGTTATCAATTAAGATCCGCAAGAAGATCTTTAAATATAATGTTTCAAGAGTGGGGTAATAGAGGTGTTCATTTATGGAAAGTAAAATTAGCAAAAGTGCCATTAGTAGAAGGTCAAGCAGAATATAATTTTGCAAGTGATTCAACAAATTTTCCTAATGATATAGATTCAGTATTAGAAGCGTATTATAGAAATAATTCTACTACAACAGCACCAGTAGATGTATCACTTACAAAGATAGATAGATCTGCTTATTCTGCTACACCAAATAAATTAACAAAAGGTACGCCTTCACAATACTATGTAGAAAGAAAATTAAACCCAAGTGTATTTTTATATACAACACCAAGTTCAAGTGTTTCAAGTACAACTACACCAAGTAGTTTTCAATTTTGTTTTTATTATTTATCTAAAATTCAAGATGTTGGAGCATACAATAATACATCCGATGTAGTTAATAGATTCTATCCTTGTATGATGTCTGGATTAGCTTATTATTTAAGTTTAAAATTTTCTCCGGATATGAGTCAAGAATTAGAAAGAAGATATGAAAGTGAATTATTAAGAGCACTTGATGCAGATAATCAAGGAACATCTACTTTCATTTCACCACAAACATTTTATGGAGATGGAGTATAATGGGAGTTTTTGCTAGAGGAAAATATGCACTTGCAATTTCAGATAGATCTGGAATGGCTTTTCCCTATTCTGAAATGGTTAGAGAATGGAATGGTTCATTAGTTCATTATTCAGAATATGAATCCAAACAACCACAACTTGAACCAAAACCAGTTGGTTCTGATCCACAGGCTTTACAAAATCCAAGACCAAAACCTGCATCGGTTGCTAGTTTAATTTTATTAGATCCTAATCCATTTACATCTATTATTTCTGGTGGCACAACTTATGTAAATGTTTATTCAGAAGATCATCAAAGAAAAGCTGGTGACATTGTAAGATTTAGAGGACCACCTGTTGTAACTTCTGCAGGACCCGGTGGTGCAGATGAAGCTGATCAAAGAAATTTACAAGCTTTTATAAATATACCTACCTTTGATAATGTAAGTGATTTAAATAATGCAAATGGTTTTACTATTGCATTAGGTCAAATTGATTCAGCAGGAAATGTTACAGGAGCTACGACAACAGATGCACTAACAACTCCTATAAATTATTTTTATATAACAAGCACTAGTAATGCAACGACAGGTAATGTAAAAGGTGGTTTTAATAACTGTTCAGCAGGACCTGTAACACTTGAGGTAGTAAACGGATAATGGCATACACTTTAGACAATTTAAGAACTGATATTAGAGGATATACTGAAGTTGATAATGGTGCAACTACACCAAAAGTTTTAACGGATTCTGTTTTAAATACTATTATTAAGAATGCTGAAAATAATATTTATAGACAAATAGATACAGATCAAAATGTATTTTATGCAACTTCAAATGCAATTGTAGGAAATAGATACGTAACTATTCCAGCTGATTTAAGAGCAATTAGATACGTTCAGTTTAAAGATCAAGCTGGAAATCAATTTTATTTAGAGCAAAGAGATACTAGTTTTATGGCAGAATATTATTCTACACCTGATACTCAGGCTGTAGATATACCTAAATATTATGCTAATTGGGATGAAGAATTTTGGGTAGTAGCTCCTACACCAGATAAAACTTATGGAATTACAATATCTTATGATAAAGAACCTGAAACTATAACTGATACAACATCTACTCCCGCTCCGGCTACAGCAGGCACTTATTTGTCAAACAAATATCAAGATTTACTTTTGTATGGATGTCTGGTAAATACATATGCGTACTTGAAAGGTCCTCAGGATATGTTACAATACTACCAAGGAGCTTTTAGTCAAGCTTTAGAATCGTACGCTATCGAGCAAATCGGTATCAGACGCAGAGACGAATATCAAGATGGTGAAGTTCGCGCTCAACTTAACGTTAAACCACCATCAAGCAATTAAGGAGATAAAAAAATATGGCAAATATAATACCTAATAGTTTTAGAGGTGCTCTATTCGAAGCTAATCACAATTTTAAAGCTTCAGGTGGAAACAACTTTAGTCTATCTCTGTATGTTGGAAGTGGATCTTTTCCATATACAACAGCAAGTACGGTATATTCAGCTACGGATGAAGTAAGTTCAGGTGGAGGCTCTAACTATGCAGTTAAAGTTTTAACTAGACTTGGAGTAGTATCATCTACAGCAGTAGCTTCAGTTGATTTTGACAATGTAACTTGGTCAAGTGCAACTTTTTCTGCAGCTTACGCGGCAATATACAATACAGATACAGTTGATGGAACAGCAAACAGACTAGTAGTGGTTTTAGATTTTGGCGGAAGTAAGACAGCAACCTGCAGCTTACGCGGCAATATACAATACAGATACAGTTGATGGAACAGCAAACAGACTAGTAGTGGTTTTAGATTTTGGCGGAAGTAAGACAGCAACAAATGGTGACTTCACTATTTCGTTCCCTGATCCTACTACGGCGTCTAATGCAATTATAAGTATGAGTTAAGGAAAAAATTTATGGCGTTAGTAATAAATGACAGAGTAAAAGTAAATAGTACGGCGACTGGAACTAGTCAAACTACTTTTGCAATTGATAATACACCTGTTACAGGATTTGAAACTTTCAATACTGGAATTGGTGTAGGAAACACAACATACTATTGTATCTTTAATCAAGGTACAAATGAATTTGAAGTTGGTTTAGGAACATTAAGTTCTACAACTAATTTACAAAGAACTACTATTATCTCCAGTTCTAATTCAGATGCAGTTGTTGATTTTCAATCAGGTACAAAAGATGTATTCTGTACTTTACCAGCAAGTAAATCGGTTTATCTGGATTCAACAGGTACACCAGTAGGAGCAGCGTCAGCTGGCTTTGCATTAGCAATGGCGGTAGCGTTATAAAAATAGGAAA